TACATATACCACTCCGACCCGACCAAGAGGTCCTACAGGGACCTCGCTAACGTTGAGGAGGAGCTCCAGGGGATATACGACGACACCCTAGATGGCGGATCTCTGCCCGCATCTATATCATCGCTGATACCAGGCTTCGACTACAAGTCGTTGGTCAGGATCAACGGCAGACCGTCGGAGGCCGAGGGAGACGACATAGCCAAGTACAAGTTCCTCCTGAACTACACCAGCAGCAGCACCGCGCTGGACAGGCAGCTCATCAGGAAGTACTGGGCGATCACATCCAACGGCGGGGACGAAACATACGGCTACTACCTCAGGGACGGCAAGAGGGTATACCTCACCGGCCTGACAACAGACACAGGAGGCGCCGAGAACTACTCGTACTACGATCTCCTCGAGAGCGCATACAACTCGGGGTACAAGGCCGCCAGGGACTTCCTGGTCGCACTCTGGCAGAACACTCTCAACAGAACAATACATTATGAAGGAAGGAGGGCAACCTAAAACATGGCAGAAGAAAAAAACATAGTCAGGCCTAGCAAGACAGCGGCCGAGGAGGCCCTCGAGAGAGAGGCCAAGAGGGTATCCAACAAGTCCAGCAACGCGGTCTTCGGTGTCGGAAACGACCTCGACGACGAGTCGGAGCAGATAAAGGACGTCATCAGGCAGACGATGAACGCGACCTCAGAGAAGTACGGCAACCGAGCCAACGGCAAGGTCGTCAACTACTTCAACGAGCTGAACTTCACACGAGCATTCTTCGACATGGTCAAGGACCCGGAGAAGAGCAAGGAAGCCTCCAAGAACCCGGACAAGGCGTTCAAGAAGTACATGAGCGGCAAGGAGGTCGCAGACGTATCGGCGATGCTCTCCGGCGAGTCCACCAGGCTGATCCAGTACAACAACTACAGGGCGATCTACTTCCACATACCGGAGGCAGCGCAGGCCCTGGACACGATGAAGGACAACATCATGTCCCCGGACGACTTCACCAAGCTGATATTCAACGTCACATACGAGAACGACCTGGACAGCAAGGTCAGGGAGAGGGTCGAGGAGCAGCTCCACGACATCATCGACAAGTACGAGTTCGAGGACCTCGCGGACGAGATCATCGAGGGCTCCCTTCTCTACGGGGACCAGTACGTGTCTGTCCTGTCTATCGACAAGGAGCTCGACTTCATGCTCTCGGACCCGATCATGTCCGGCAGCAGGGCGATCCTCAACGAGAACACCATTGGGCTCATGGACCCGAGCAGGGTCAGCGTTGACCTAAACGTCACCGACATCGAGAAGTCGCCGATACTCACCGAGGCGGTCTCGGAGGCCCTCCAGCTCAACGAGGAGGAGAGGAAGCAGTTCGACGACGAAGCCACAGTCAACTTCCTGGTGAACCTCGTCAACGAGAGGGTCAAGATCGGCTCCAAGAAGGAGTTCCTCCTCGAGAGGATGTCCGCTGAGGACTACACATCGAGGGACATCCCGAAGGAGAAGAAGTCCAAGAGGAAGAGGAAGTCCGACGCGGAGGACAACGACCCGCTGTTCATCAACGGCTCCACCATGAACGTGATGGATCCGGCGAAGATAGTCGAGCTGAAGATCGACAACGTCGTCTACGGCTACTACTACATCCAGGACATCGACCTGTCGAGCATACCCAACGCCGGCTACCTCGGGCAGTCCACCGGGCGAGAGATACTGAACCCGGTCAACATGGGCTCGAACCTGATAGCCGTCAACAACACGAAGTTCACCCCGTCCACCAACAACTTCTCGATGAAGGGGCTGAGCGACGCCAAGGTGAACATCATCTCCAAGATATTCATCGACACCATCGCCAAGAAGGTGAACAAGGACTTCGTCAGGCACAACAAGGAGTTCAAGGACTTCATCTTCAACCTCATCAAGCAGGACTACATCATCAAGAAGGAAGTCAAGCTGATATACTTCGCCCCGGACGAGGTCGTGGCCTTCAAGGTCCCGCCGCTCTACCGCAAGATAACCTTCTTCGCGAAGCTGTACCTGGCGATGCTAACCAACATCCTCCTCATCAAGATGGGAAGGGCCCACGACAAGCGAGTGTTCTACGTCGACGTGGGGGCTGACGCCAACTACGAGCAGGCCATCTCCAGGGTCATCCAGGACATCAAGACCAAGGAGTTCAAGATGGACGCCATCGGCGACATCAACACCATCCTGAACCTGAACCCGGGCATGTTCGACAACTACTACATCCCGACCGTCAACGGCGAGAAGCCGATCGAGATCGACACCCTAGCGGGCATGGACATCGACATGACCAACGACTTCCTGGAGTTCCTGAAGACATCCATGATGTCGGGCATGGGCATCCCGAGGACGCTCATCGACGAGACGACCCAGACTGACTTCGCCAGGACCCTGTCGGCGAGGAACGCCAACTTCGTCCGCTCGGTCATCAAGTACCAGAAGAGGCTGACGCTGCCGTTCACGAAGCTGCTCAGGACGCTCTACATCAACGAGCACAAGTACTCGAACGACAAGGAGTCCAACATCCTCTCGGTCGTGGACGTGAAGTCGATAGTCGCGACGTTCCCGTCGCCGGCATCGCTCAACATGACCAACCTCACCGACCAGATCCAGGTCGTTGACCAGAACGCCGAGTTCATCTCGAACAACCTGGTCGACCCGGACCCAATGGGTGAGAACGTCGTGGCCAAGGGCAAGCTCAAGTCCCTGATCATACAGGACCTCCTCCCCTCTATCAACTGGGAGAAGTACAAGATGATGAAGGAAGAGATAGACATCGAAGCGGCCGGCACCAAGGCTAAGCAGCCACAGCAGCCAGGCATGCCGAGCATGGGGCCTGACGGCAACCCGATAGTCTAGAAACAATCATAAAAAAAGATAGACCGCAAGGTCTATCTTTTCTTTAGCTTTTCTTACTCTCCGCTGCTCAGACTATCCGTCAGACCGCCGAGGAGGTCTCCGTTGTAGATCTCCTTCAGTACGCCGCTGTTGAGTATCGAAGTGGCGTCTGTGTTTGTTCCGTAGGAGTCCACGAATGGGATGCCGCTGCTGTCTTCTGTGACTCTGAGGATCTCGTCTCTGAGGACCTTCTTGGCGTATGTCTCGACATCTGGGCCGAGCTCCATGAAGCCCTTGAAGGTTATCGTGACCAGAGGCGACTCTTGGCTGCCCTGCTCGTAGTTGTAGAGGTCCCCGAGAGGGATTACCGTCGGCATGACGTTCGAGTAGAACGCCGCGAACTCGACGATGTCCTTGTCGGTGTTGGTGACGTCAGGCCTGACGACCACGTAGAGGATCTGCCCGGTGTGGTTCCTTGCGCCGTAGTCGACGCTGAACAGCCTCGGGTAGAGGGCTATGCCTGTGCGCGGGTCCCTGATGTAGGTGACCCACTTCTGGTACAGCTTCCTCATGATGCCGCCGGAGTACTCCTTGTGAGTCAGGGTGAACTCGGTGTTGCCCTTAGTGATCCCGGTTGCGACGTCGAACGAGTTGTTCGCGAAGCCGGTCTGCTGCTCTGCGGTGGTGAGGTCTATGTTGCCGATGCCCTGGAATGAACGGAAGTTCTTCTGGGTCATCTGCTTGAAGTACTTCAGGTCAGGGTCCTTCTCGAACCAGGACGGCAGCTGGACCCACCATATAAAGGCGTATCCAGTTACGATCGGGTCGAAAGGTATGTTGATGAGGTCGTCGGTACCTGTGAAGAAGGTACTGGTGGCTCCCTTGATTACCTCAAGGTCTTTGGTTATAGTCTTCTTTGAGTCTGCCATGTTTTATCCCTCCTCCCTTACTCGATCACGATGTCGATCGAAATGACCTCTATCGTGCCGGTGAATCTGATGTTGAGCGTGACGTCGACTCTCTCGTCGGATGTCGCGTTCTTCTCGACCTCGACGGTGCCCAGGCTGAGCGTCCTGTTCTGGATCCACTCGTTGACGTACCTGTTGAGGGCGTTCCTGAGGTTGGTGAGGGTTGCTGAGTCGTTGAATTCGAAGAGGTAGTCCCTGCCGAGGTTCTCGAGGTCTCTAGACATCCTGTTGACGACTCGGACGTTGTTGAGGAACCTGAGAGCTGTCTCGTCGTCCTCCTTGGTCCTCTGGGACATGAACTTGTAGCCCCTGGAGTCCTTCTCGATGTAGTTGACCGCGTCCTCGAAGAAGGCCTGCTTCTGCTCCTCGCTCGGGTTGAGGTCGATCGACTTGACCCCGGTCAGCACGCCCCTGTTGAGGCCTGCTGTCGGCCACTGGATTCCGTAGATCCTGTCGTTGACAGGTATCAGGGACGCCAGGAAGTATGTCGGCGAGACGTAGATGTCCTTGCCGGCGAGCACGTCGTTGACGACTAGCTTCTGGGCGTAGACTGCGTGGTTGAAGCTGGTAGTTGTGATCTCTGCCGCCGCTCCGAAGGTGGAGTCTGTGAAGAAGTCGACCTGGTCGAATATGACCGAGATGTCGCTCCTGTCGCCAGTCGACTCCGCTGTGAAAGAGGCTATCGCGTTCTTGGTTATCTCCGAGAAGCCAGCGTCGAGTATGAGGTCGATCGGGAACTCGAGCTTGTTGCCGATGCTCTCGTATCCGAGGGTGTTTCCGAACTCCAGCACCGTCAGGTGGCTGACCTCTGTGACCGCAGACCAGCTTGTGAACGAGCCAGTCCCGCTTTTGGCGTTGACAGTTATTGTGAAGCTGGTAGCCGCTAGATTCGATACTGTTCCCTGGACGTAGTTGTTGCCGTTGGATAGCCTGACCCTGACTCCGTTTCTTAGACCGGAGGTGCTGGTTATGCTGACTCCGGAGGCGAACGATCCGTCCACTGCTACGGAGGCGACGTTTATGCTCACTCCCGTAGTGGCGCTAGATCCTGTGAAAAGGTCGAAGGTCTGCTTGACTAGGGTGTCGAAACCCATCGTGCTGTCAGTTCCTCCGTTTAAGTCGATGGTCAGCCCGGCGGCTCCTGCCGCCTCCGCAGCTGCGTGGAGAGTTGCGAAAGTGTATGTTCCTGAGAGGGCCACCGAGGAGAAGAACTCCGATGCCTCTAGAGTGGACACTAGGTTGTCTGCGCTCCTCTTGAAGTACTGGGCGACCCTGTTCCCGTTAGCCAGGATGGTCACGTCCAGGTAGTCAGTCGAGGAAGAGTAGACGGTGGCTCTGAAGTTGACGCTTATGTCTGCGTAGTAGGACCCGGCGTGCTTCGCGGTCAGGATGATCTGGTTCGGGGATGACCCGAGGCTCCCAGTGGCCGTGACTGCGTCGCTGCCAACAAGCCTGAAAGCATACACCGATCCGCCAGCGCTGAGCCAGTTGTAGGCGTTCAGTATGGACCTGCCCTGGTAGGCGTAGTCCGGCTCGCCGTACTCGGCGACGAACTGCCCGAGGTTCAAGATCTTTTGGGCTTTGTTCGCGAGTCCCTTCTTGGCCAGGAAAGGCACGAAGAGCGTGGTTGCCCCGGTGTCTATCGCCTCGGCCGCTCCCCTTAGCAGGGCTGTGGTCGTCACGTTGACGTGCGGGTAGATCTTGTTTATGACCATATGGTTTCCTCCTTCTAGGGCTTTCCGTGGTCAGACTGCCATAATATAATTTATTGTTTAATGTTCGCCCCCGGTGTTTAACAACTCATTATATAGAGGAAAGAGGGGGAGGTTGCCACTAAAATGATATACGACGTCAACACGACCAACGTCTCCTTCCTCAGGATAGCCTCGCAGCTCAGGCAGCTGGGTGTCGAGAACAACAAGATGATGCTCATCCTCTACGACGAGAGCCTGGTGGGAGTCAACCCCCACTCCAAGGACCTCACCGTGGCGCAGAAGCTGGCCATATACAAGGAGTGCGCGATCAACAAGTGGTACTACCTCAGGGAGGTCGTCAGGGTCCCCGTAGACGGCGTCATCGAGGGTATATCCTACAGGCTGAACCTCGGCAACCTCACTCTCTCCTACCTCAAGTCCAAGAACATCAACCAGATAGTGATCCTCCCGCGTCAGCACGGAAAGACGCTCGGGCAGATCATAGACGACAGCTGGATCCTCCTGTTCGCGGGCATGAACACCAACATCATATACTCGAACAAGGAGTTCAAGGACTCCAAGAAGAACCTCAAGATATTCAAGGACATCAGGGACAGGCTCCCGGAGTACCTGGTGGAGTTCATCAGGGACAGCAAGGGCGACAAGGACAACGAGGAGTACAAGCTCGTCGCCAACAGGAACAACACCCTCAAGGCGATCGCGGCCGCCACCAACGACGACCAGGCCGACAAGCTGGGCCGAGGTATGACCACCTCGAACATATACTTCGACGAGTTCGCGTTCCTGTCCAGGAACCAGCTGATATACGAAGCCGCCCTGCCGGCGTGGTCCACCGCCTCCGAGAACGCCAAGAAGAACGGCGTCCCCTACGGGATAACGATCACCACGACCCCGAACAACGTCGACACCCCCCACGGGCACTACGCCAAGATGATGATCGACAAGGCGGCCAAGTTCGAGCTCAAGTGCTTCGACATGACCGACGAGCAGCTCAACGAGTTCATCCAGACCAACTCCGCCAACAACTTCGTCTTCGTCCAGTACTCCTACAAGGAGCTGGGCAGGAGCGAGGACTGGCTCAAGACGCAGATAAGGAACTTCCAGGGCGACCTGGCCAAGGTCAAGCGAGAGCTCCTGCTGGACTGGCCGAGGTCCACCGAGATGTCCGTCTTCAGCGAAGAGCAGCTCCAGAGGATATACGACAACCTGAAGAAGACCACCAAGACCCTCAACGTCAACGGCTACTTCATCCAGCTCTACGAGGACATCGACGTGAACGTGAACTACATAATCAGCTGCGACGTCGCCGGAGGCCTCAGCCAGGACAACACCGCGATAAGCATCATAGCCCCGGACGATTTCAGGATCGTCGCCGACTTCAGGAACAACAAGATCGACACTGACAGCGCCAAGAAGCTGATCGAGGCCCTGATGAAGGACTGGTTCAGGAACGCGATACTCATCATCGAGCGCAACTCCTACGGACTCAACCTCCTCCAGTACTTCATGAAGGACAGGACCGTCGAGTCCAGGATGGTCCAGGAGGAGAGGGAGCAGCTCGGCGAGAAGTACCAGAGGGACGGATTCAACATCAAGAAGAAGACCAAGAACATCATATATGGAGTCGACACCAACCAGAGGACCAGGAAGCTGATGTTCGAGCTCCTGCCGGAGATAGTCGACCAGGAGTTCGACAAGATCGTCTCCAACTGGCTCTACGAGGACATCGCCGGGCTCGAGAGGAAGAAGTCGGGGAAGATCGAGCACTCCGTCTCCAGCCACGACGACAACCTGATGTCTTACCTGATATTCAGGTACGCCCTCCACTACGGAACCTGCCTCAAGAACAAGTTCAAGATAAGCCCGATAGCCACCGAGTCGAACATAAAGACAAGGTCTTCATCTGACGACGTCAAGAGGATAGAGGGACTGCTCAACTCCGTCCAGAGCATGGACAACCTGGCCTCCGTCAACAACGGGGTCTACAGCTTCATCAAGGACCAGGAGGAGAAGAACAAGTCCAAGAACCAGGCGCTGGACGCATTCCAGAGGATAGCTGACTTCAACAAGTAGGGGATAAACCCCTACTTGTTTTTTTGAACAATTACTTATAGATGAGAAAACAAAAATGGAGGTGCCTAAAATGAATAAAATAATCAGCAAGATCAGTTCCGTACTGTCAGTCTTCAAGAGGGCTAAGAGCAAGATTAAAGCCGCCCAGCAGCCAGTTGCAGCCGTCAGACCCTCTGGTAGGGTTAGGGCAAGGGACGTGGTAGCGGCGGCTCCTAAGGCAGCCCCACAGCCCACACCGCAGCCGGTAAAGAAGGCGGCTTCTCCAAAGAAGAAGATATCCATAAAAATACCGTCTCTCAAGATCGGCTTCAGGCTGGACCTGCTCAAGATATCGAGCCTCGCCGACTCGCTGATAAGGTCCTCGTCCAAGAGGGAGATAGAGGGATTCTACGGCAGCAAGAACTATAAGTCGGTACTGCTGTCCATAGCCTCGGACAGGAGCGAGGAGAACTTCCTGGCCGTGAAGAGGGAGCTCAAAGCCCAGGACGTCCTGATCTCAAGGTTCCCAGGAAAGATACTCAAGAGCGCCAAGCTCTCGCAGAGGAAGGCCAACGTCGAGGTCGAGCTGAACAAACTCGAGAACGAGCTGGCCGCGAGCGCAAGAGAGAAGAGAAACGAGGCCTCCTTCAGGGGCAGGATATCGTCGCTCGACTCCCAGGTCTCGGTCTTCAGGGAGCTCAAAAAACTGCCAAAGTAGCTCAAAAAGCGACCCTCTGGGTTGCTTTTTTCCTTAAATTTTAAACACCCGACAACAAAAGTTTAAACGGAGGGGGAAAACCCCCGTACAGAGACAATGTTTTTTTCGCCAGAGAGCGATGAAGGGGAGGGGATCAAGGTACCATGGCAAACAAGAGGAACGAAAATTTCAGGGATGAGGAGTACTTTGACATCTCCGAGAAGATAATGAGGCTCAGCGACGAGCTCTCAGAGGACATCATACTGACAAACATCGGCGACCAGCTCGAGGGCAAGACCGACCTGTTCACCGACAAGATAAACTACGTCACGCTGTTCAGGAACAAGTACTCCTACATCACCCCGGAGAACTCGTTCTACGACAAGAACTACATCAGGACCGCGCTGTTGAAGGTCACGGAATTGGTCGGGAGGATGCTCAAGAGCAAGTACGGCGTCTCGCTCGGAACAGACATCGACTTCTACTTCCCGGACGAGTACCTGAAGGACATGGAAACGATGTACGAGTTCTTCTTCATCCGCCAGTTCGACAACGTCGTCGACTACTTCTCCAACCAGCTCGAGTCCCGCAGGTCCGAGTTCATCGAGAGGTACGAGTCAACCATCCAGAGCGACGAGCACTCGAAGGACGTCTTCGTCCAGAACGCCAAGAGGAAGTTCAAGAACTTCGGCGACGTGATCGTCATGCACTTCATCAGCGAGATAATAGACGACATCAGGGGATACTCTCCGTCGGCATACGTCCTGTTCGACTCGATCGTCAACAGCGACAGCTCCGAGGAGTACAACACCAGGATGGCCGAGCTGCTGGAGAACTACGGCAACAAGGTTGTCTTCGAAGGGGACAAGGAAACATTCTCGAAGTACATGTCAGTGCTCGACGACCAAGAGGTCAGGAACGAGCTCAGGAACGAGGTCCTCATGAGGTACCTCGAGACCGTAGAAATCAACGAGGAGGCATAACAATGGTCAAGCTCAGGGAAGTCGAATTCACAGAATTCCTCGAGCTCGTCGACTACCTCGAGTCGATATCTGAGGGAGGAACCCAGGCCTTAATAGGCAGGTTCTTCCCTTTCATGTCGGCAACCGAGGAGCTCGAGCTCAACTACATCATAGACACAAGGAACTGGGGCAAGTTCAACGCGTTCAAGGAAGCCCACCCGGAGATGGACGTCGACCCGGAGGGGAAGACCGACCCGTCGCCCAAGGACTACTGGGAGGTCCAGCTGAAGTCCATCGAGGCCGTCCACGAGATGGCGTCGTCCTACCTAAACAAGAATAAGGGCATAGAGGACATCTCCAACAAGCCAAACACCCAGATAGTCTCCGCGAAGTCGCTCAAGCCCCTGCTGTCGATGCCCCACCAGGACCCGGCTTTCTACGTCCCCAAGAAGAAGCTCTTCCTCGACAAGCACACGTCGGGGATACTCAACAGGGCCAGGGTCGAGGATGCCGAGTCTAGCCTCAGGAGGTTGGGCATCGCGCCAAACACCTTCATGATATACGTGTTCTCATACTGCTCCTCCAAGAAGGAGGAGAACTACAAGGTCTTCCTGGACCACCTCTTCAGGAGGCTGTCTATACTGTCGGAAGACTCGGCGCTGAAGTCTCAGTCCAACAGAGAATTCCTGGAGGCCATAAAGTCGGTCTCTCAGAGGAACAAATAATTATAGGTAAACTCTGAGGAGGTGGACTATCTGTGAGGAAAATATCGATACTCGACGAGAGCTACATGGCCCTCGAGGGAAACATAGCCAGGTCTATAGACAAGGCCGACGAGATCGTCTCAGGATCAAGGGAAGAGGCGGGCGAGCTCTTCGACTCGCTGATGAGCAGGGTCTCCGACAAGGCTAACTTCCATACGGACCCGGAGTTCATAAATTTCAAGAACGACCCGAACATCGGCCTATTGTCGATAGGGGATGTCCTGTCGTCAGCCATATCAGACTCACTCGAGAAAATCAGGGAGAAGAAAGTCATGTCGCTAGACGACATAGCTCTCGTCTCGAAGGCTTACGCGGCCCTGACCGGCGTCACTGCGGACATGCACAACGACGAGGTCGAGGAGGCCGTCCACTTCTTCGGAAGGCAGAACACGGACATACCCGACTCCGCCGAGAACGTCTTCGTAGTCCAGATATCCGAGTCGGCTAGGCAGCTAGCCATCGAGAAGATGATTCAGGTGCAGTCAATCCTCATGTCCTCGGTCAACCAGTTAGCCAGATCAATCTCGTCAGGAGGGGACCCGGAGCTTCTAAGGTCTTCCATGGAGAACCTCTTGCTGATCAAGACCATGCTAGACCCGCTGGTCAAGTAGCTCAAAAAGAAAACTTACGACGGGGGAGCTAGGCTCTCCCGCGTTTAAGCAAAGGTGGTGATGCGAGCATGGAGAAGGTAGTGATACTCGAGCAATCGAGGGAGCTCGCTGAGCTCAACGAGATGTTCGTGAGGGTCGAGAAGAGCCTGCCGACCAACGTCGAGAACTCTGTCTTCTACCCGAAGCTCAAGCAGCTGCTGTTCCTAGAGATAACCAGGTTCACCAGGGAGAAGACTGAGCTGAGGAACGACCTCAACTTCCTAAGGATGAACATCGGCGAGATTCTCTCGGACTCTGAGATAAGGGACTACCTCGACGAGCTCAAGAGGAAGTACAACAGCAAGGACAACGAGATAGGGCTGGACTACCACATCGAGGCCGCCAGGTTCGACTACGGCGTCCCTGTGTTCGTCGTCCTGAAGAGGGACGTCATATACGTCAAGAAGTTCGTGTTCAGGTTCAAGAAGTCCGACTCGTCCGACAACGTCCAGGGCATCTCTCCGTCTGGCGCGCCATCTGCGGAGCCTCTGAGCGAGAGCGAGAGAGACAAGAAGGACAGGTACCTGAAGCTGATGGGAGAATGGAGGTCTGAGAAATGAAATTGCCATTCCTAAGGGAAGAGAAGAAGGACCTGAGAACTCAGGTGACTTTCGTCGGATCCAGAATGGAGATCTACCTACCGTCCTACTACCTCGAGTCGGGCGAATCCATGGCCGCCATACTGGGCAGGAGGGTCGAGTGCATAGGCATGTTCTGGTTCGGAGCGTCTGGCAAGTTCTACGAGCTCCAGGTCCCGGTGAAGATATCTTTCGAGTTCTCCGAGAGGGAGTCTGCCAGGAAGAGGCTACAGAACGGAATGCCGGAGCTCGACTACGACGTGTTCGTGCTGACCAACGGCGACGCGTTCCTCTACGACACCAACCACAAGGAGTCCGTCGACGACATCGTCTTCTTCATACAGAAGCTGGTCGAGGGCGCCAAGCTACCCCCTACAATACAGTACGACGAGATAATGAGCGTCTACCTCAAGGCGCTGGAGGTCACCAAGATCAACAGCAAGCTTGGCGTGAACTCCGTGAGCATAGAGTTCATAATGAGCGAGCTCTACAGGGACAAGAAGAACCTCTCCAAGCCCTTCAGGCTCTCTTACAACGGCAGGTCAGTCGGCCCCTACGACTACAAGATGCTGAGGATCGTCAAGGTGCCAGAGCAGAACTCGGTCTTCACCGGGATAACCGGCGAGGACACCGACCAGCAGCTCATCTCCGCCGTCCTCAGGACCAGGGAGGGCAAGCAGGAGAGGCCTTCGCCGATCGAGGAGATAATAAAATACTAAGCCATTGGCTTAGTATTTTTCTTTACTGGTTTGTCTCGGGCTTGTAGTCGTGGGCGATCACCTTGGACATCTTGTTGTCCGTGTAGGTGCCGTCGACCAGGGCCCTGCGCTGCTGGTAGAACTGGTTCATGACCGGGGCGTCGTCGGTGTAGAAGAGAGGTATCTTGGTCTGCTTCTCCTTGCCGCCGCTCAGCTCGGTCGCCAGCTTGCTAGCCGCGATGGCCATCAGCTGCGGGAACTTCTTGGATATCGTGAGCCTCTCGACGACGAACCTGGTGTCGTCTGACTCGGTCTCGAGTGCCTTGATCTCCGACTCTATCGACTCGACGCTCTGGATGGTCCTGGACTCTGAGAGCTTGGCGAAGAGCTGCGGTAGCGCCTCGGAGAACCTCTTGATGGAGTCCCTGAATATCCTCACGAAGACCAGGAGGGCCTTAGAGAGAGGCACCTCGACGTCCTTGTTCTCGTTGTGGAACGAGGCGATCTCCTTTGCCGCCTTCTGGAACCCGCCCACCTCAGACTCGAGCAGCGAGACGACCTCGGCCGGTGTGGCCAGACCTATGACCATCTCCTGGTCTATGAGGACCGTCATCTGTATCTTCCCGGCAGACATCTCCGGTAGAAGGGTGGCTCCGAATGTCGAGTTGGTGTTGCCGTCCTGCTCCGTGATTAGCGATACGGAGACCAGGTTCGGCTCGATCGCCTCCGAGAGAGACTTGCTGAGCTCTGCCTCGAGGGCGTACTTGGTTATCTTGCCTGTCTTGTAGAGCTCGACCAGCTTGGCCAGCTCGTCCCTGTTCTTAAGATTCATTTTGTTTGGCCTCCTGATTTCTTTTGATGTTTCATGGATTATTACTGGCAACAGTTTTACTAGAAGGATTGTTGGAATTGGTCGGCTTCAATGCCTTGGGCATGCCCGCCATTTCCTCAGCCTTTTCTAAAGGCGAGAGCTTGGGAGTTTTAGCATTGCTGGCAGAGCCGCCGCTTTTCCCAATATTCTTGAGGAATTTGCTCCTCTCCTCGGAGGTCATCATCTTGTAATCCTCCCTCTCCTGAGGGTTCAGACCGAGAATTTTGGATTTTAATTTCTCTGGATTTCTGCTGTCGAATAAACCCTTGATCTTAGGTCCAAATGTCGCTGCAGTAGATAGCCCGCCAACGAGCGCAGTGGTCGGGAAAGACTGAGCTGCCTGGACTGTTGTATCTACAACTTCCTGGCCTCCTGAAGTAATATTCGGGATGATTGAGCTCACGGCGTCGCTGACCGCAGTGTTTTTCATTAAAGCATCGGCACCGAGAGCAAGGCCGGTTGCGGCTATAGGAAACCATGGCTTAGACACTAATTTCAACGCGCCATCCCCAAGTTTACCTAAGAATCCCTTTTCTAGGAGCAGGCCGGCCATCGAGACCGCCTCGTTTATCTCCTCTGCCTCCTCCTCGGACACCTCGGACTTCGGCGACTCGATCGGGAGCTCTATCACTATGCTGTCGCCGCTGAAGGTGATCTCGGCCTCTGCCTCTGAAGGGACCGAGACGGTCTCCTCGGACAGGCTGGTCTGGCTGAGCTTGGAGTGTATTATCCTTAGGCACTCCTGGAGTATCTCCTCCGAGTCGCTGTCGAGCTCCTCGCTGAGGCCTTCCGCCGGGATGGATATCACGACAGAGGACTCCGAGACGGATATCTCCGCCTGCTTGTGCGGCACCTCGACCTCGCCCGACTCCTCCTTGGAGACGTGGACTTCGTCTAGGGTGTTGAAGAACTCCTTCTTCTTCTCGTCAGAGAGATCTGATATCTTCTCCGCGCCGAATACCTTCAGCAGGGCCTCGAACTTCTCGGGATAGGTCATTCCCTCGAGAGCCTCTAGCTCGTTCGCCAAGATCTCGGCCTCGAGGAATATCCTCCTGACCGGGGAGCCCTCCACGAGAACGTACCCGACCTCCTCGGACTGCTTGTGGCTGTCCTTGTCGAACACGGAGTCATTGCCGATCGATATCTTCAGGGTCTCCGGCTCCTTCTCCACCGTGACGCCCTTCCTCTCTATAAGAAGCTTTTTGTATTCCTTGGCCATCTTCAGATCCTCCTTTTTAGCTGAGCTTTCATCATATAATATCTTGTTCGCTTCCGAACAATAAATTATTGTACAGATAGGAGATATATAGAATGAAAAAGCAAACTTCACGAGAGAGGTGGAGGAGCCTGGGCATAGCTGGCCTGGGCGTACTGCTGGCTCTGGCCATACTCTACATGCTGAGGCTGAACTTCGGCGCGGAGATAGGCGTGGTCCTCAGTTCCTTCAACACGGTCCTCATACCGGCAGCGATAGCGCTGTTCCTCTACTACATCGTCAAGCCGACGTTCGACAGGATACTCAGGTCGACGAAGGACAGGAGCAAGGCGGCCATCAGGACGGTCGTGATAGCGCTCCTGGGGATACTGGTGCTCCTGGGTACCGTCGCAGTCCTCGTCTACACGCAGCTCGTCGTGCTCAACTGGCCGGCGCTGCTGTCCGACACCGAGGCGTTCATAGTCAGCCTCGACCTCCCCTGGATAGAGGACGACTTCAGCGTCATGGAGACGTTCACAGAGGCGGCCGCGCAGCTCGAGTTCTCCAACATATTCACGACTGCCATCGGGGGCCTGATAGCGTTCTCCGAGTGGTTCATAGTCATGGTGCTGTTCCCGACGTTCCTGTACTTCTTCCTCAAAGAGGGCGACAGGATCTTCGACTCGGCGATCGACCTTCTGCCGAAGAGGCTGTTCAAGGACGAGGTCGAGAAGGTCTTCAGGCTCGCCAACGAGTCGACCAGCAACTACATGAGGGGAAAGCTGATATCGATAGGATTCCTCATGGCGTACTTCTTCGTGGTCTTCACTGCGTCGTTCCTGTTCTTCGGGATAGACCTCTGGAGCTCGGTGCTGTACGGGCTGCTCTTCGCGATGATAATATCGATACTCGACCTGGTCCCGCTGATAGGCCCGACGATAGGCGTGGTGCTGCCGATGACCTTCTTCGTCATCCAGAGCCCAGACCTATCATCTGACATAGTCAGGGTGGCGATATTCGCCGGCTCGGCCCTCGTCGCCAACTTCATCGGCCAGGACCTGCAGAAGATATTCATAGAGCCCGCGATCATGAGCAGGGAGGTCAAGGTGCACCCGCTCCTGGTCCTCAGCGGCCTTTTCTTCTTCGGCGGCATATTCGGATTCGCCGGGTTCATACTGGCCACGCCCATAGTGGCGACGGTGCAGAACTCGATATACTACTTCAGGAAAGCTAGAGCTGAAGAGGAGGCCGCGGAGGCCGCCCAGCAGCAGGATATCAAAGAATAGAAGTCACAGAAGGAGGTGGCACAGATGGCATACACAGGGCTAACGCCTACCCAGGTAATGAGGTTCATCAACAGGAACCTCGGAGCCGCGCTCCAGGAGCTAGAGCTGAGCGAGGAAGAGATGATGAGGGTCGTTTTCCAGGAGACACTTCCGACCTTCAGCAAGTTCTTCCCGTACAAGTACAGGCTCCAGGTCGGTAACGCTCAGTTCGTCCAGGGGTCCCTCAACACCTACGAGATACCGAACTCGGACAACCTCGAGATCATAGGCATCCACAAGGTGTTCATCTCGAACATGGCGCAGTTCGGCTCGACCATGATCCCTCTGAGCTACAACCCCTTCGAGACCCAGATATTCAACGACTACGTGTCCATGACCGTCACACCGGTCACATGGACGTACATACCGCCAAACCAGGTCACGGTGTTCCCGAAGATCGTCAACTACCAGACCGCGATATTCGAGGTCAAGGCAGTCCACCCGAGGCACATGAAGACCGTCCCGATGAACATGAGGGACGAGTTCCTCAAGCTCACTCTGCTGGACGTGCTCGTCTCGCTCTACCCGCTGAGGAAGAGGTTCGAGACAATGACAACCCCGTACGGCAACCTCCAGCCGTTCATGGAGATGGTCGAGAGATCGATCGACGACAGGAAGGAACTCCTAGAGAGGTTCAGCAACCTGCTGCTCAAGGACTCCAACGCCAAGAGGATATTCATAGCATAGGAACACTGCCAAAGAGCCCTCGGAAGAGGTCTCTTTTATAATGCTCCACCCCCCCGGGAGGGGTTGTTTCCTGGATGAACAATACATTAAGGAGGTGCTCGACAATGGCCAAGAACAAGAAGGTCTGCTCGTGCGGCTGCAAGGACTGCCACCCAGGTACCAAGTCCTGCACCTGTGCCAAAAACTGCGGCTGCGGCTGCAAGTAGGACAAATGCCCAAACCTCGAAGGTTTGGGTGTTTTTGTATATCACCGACTCTGATAGATATATTATAACATTGAGTCGAGCCAAATAAATCCTTATAAACAGGATTGCTCGGCAGGAGGTTCAATATATGGCTACAGCATTTTTCCTAGCTGTTTTCGTAGGCGTTGTGATCGTGGTTACCAAGGCCTAAACGAATCAAATATATTAAACACTCAAAAAGAGAGGATAGTCAAAGACTATCTCTCTTCTTTTTTTTTGCCATAAAAAGGAACCGGCCCGAAGGCTGGTTCCTTTATTCAACTGACTAATTAGTCGTTGAAGGTGCTGCCCCAGTTACCGGTGATTGGCCAGTAGCCTGCGGAGAACTGTCCGTTGCCATCGTTGTTGACGATCTGGATGGACCCGATTGCTGGTAAGAACTCAGCAAAGGTGTGCCTCTTGGTCATCATGATGGACGGTACTCTGGACCTATTCGGATCGATATAACCCATTTCGGTCGAGAATGTGTACGGATAGTACTTATATGTCATCTGGGTGTCGGAGCTCGGGGTGAACACTAAGAAGATTTCACCTGACGGGACGTTCACAGACGAGATGACGCGGTACGCGTTGGCACCAACATAGGTACCGATCGAGTAGTCGACGTCGACGCCGTCCATATTTGCGCCCTGACCGCCGCGGAACTGCCAGTCAACGTTGGTGATGAGCTGGACGTCAAGCGGGTTACCAACAAGCGTGAAGATACCTGCCTGGAGGTAGGTCTGGTTCTTGATCTTCTGAGCGAGGAAGTCGATTTGTGGCTTGAGCTCTTCGCGCCACGCTTTTGGCGAACCGGCGAAACCGGCTGCTGGGCGGACGTCGAAAACGAGCGAGTAAGCCGATGCTGATGGGAAGTCAGAGAACTCCGCAACGCCTGGCTGGTTGTCGAAGGAATCCTGGAGGAATTCCAGAGCCTCGACGTCGAGCTTGGTCGCGAAGACGTTGGTCATTAAGTCAACGGTTTCCTTGGTGCCGTCGATCTGATAGAGAGCCATCATGTCGTTGAGGGCCTCGATCGGCAGCGGAGCGTTGATGTGTTGACCGGTCGGGATGTCGATATCCAGACGAGCGATATCGAAGCCGATGGAGTAGCCGGACTCGTTAAACTCGGACGAGACGGCGGCCTTCAGGTTCAGTTCGACACGAAGACCGAAACCAACAGCAGCGGCGCTGACGACGCCAGTGGTGAGGTTTGCTCTGACGATGATCTGGCCGGTGACAGCGGTCGTGGTGAATGCCGCGGCGAGTGGGTCAGATGCGTCTCCTGCAGCTGTGAAAGCGGCTGCGCCGATCGCGAATGTGGTGGCTGGGAATGTCGCGTCGAAGATGATGGTGTTGTTGACTTCCAGTCTCCTGTTGATGGCCAGCGGGACCTTGACGTACTTAGCAACGGTCTCGTCGGTGACTGTCGCGCGCAGAGTAGCCGAGACAAGCCTGAACTCGGAGTCCAGAGGCTGTCTGGTCGTGGCTG